CCTTCACGTGTCGGAGTTCGGCAAGATCAGCGCGCAATACCCGGACAAGGCCCGAGAGATCAGAACAGGCGCATTTGGCACCGTGCATATCGGGCAAATGATCTTCGTCGAGAGCACGGCCGAAGGCGTCGGCGGCGACTTCCACGACATTGTCAAGGAAGCCGACGCCCAGGAGAAGCTAGGCCGGAAGCTCAGCCAGCAAGAGTTCAAGCTGCATTTTTTCCCGTGGTGGAAGAATGCGCGCTATGTCGAGCAGCACGAGGCTGTGATCCCGCAGGAAGTGGCCGAATACTTCCGCGACCTCGAAGCCAAATACGGCATCAAACTTAGCCAGGTGCAAAAGAATTGGTACGTGATGAAGCGCAAGCTCATCGGCCCCGATGACATGGGGCGTGAGTTCCCTTCATTCCTCGACGAAGCTTTTGCCGCCAGCGTTGAGGGCGCTTACTTCAAGACGCAGATGAGCAAAGCGCGGGAGACGCGCCGCATTGGCAAGGTGCCGCTCGATCCATCCCGGCCGGTCAATACGTTTTGGGACATTGGAAAGGACGACAACACGTCGATATGGTTCCACCAGGGCCATGGCCATATGCACCACTTCGTCGACTACTACGAGAACAACGGCGAGGGCGTCGAGTTCTACGCACGCATTCTGCGTGAGAAAGCTGCTGAGCGCGGCTGGAAGTACGGAAAGCACTACGGCCCGCACGACCTCGACAACTCGCATTGGATATTGCCAGGAGCCAAAGCAACGGTCGATGTCGCTCGCGAGTTGGGCATCGAGTTCACCGTGGTATCGCGCATTGACAACAAGATGAACGCGATCGAAGCGGCTCGCAACATGCTCTCCATGAGCTGGATCGACGAAGAACACTGCTCACGCGGCATTCAGTGCTTGGACAATTACCGCAAAAAGTGGGACGAGCGCCGCGCTACATATCGCAGTGAGCCCGAACACGATTGGGCTTCGCATGGGGCCGACGCTTACATGACCGGCGCTTGCGGCTACACGCCTGATTACGTTCCAGAGCCAGTGCAGCGTTACAGCAACCGCCGCAGAGGCGGTTCCGCATGGGCAGCATGAGCGACGACGACGAGCCTTCAATGGCTCCCGACGACACCCTTGAGCACGAGGCCGCAGAAGGCCAGGAGCATGAAGACGAGGAGCTTCTGCGCAAGCTCCAGTCTTGGGAAAAGCAGGCCCGCCAGCACTGGTCTCAGTGGAGACAGGAGGCGCGGCGCTGCTACGACTTCGTAGCCGGCCATCAGTGGACACAGGACGACAAAGCCGCGCTGCTTGAGCAGATGCGCCAGCCGATCGTGTTCAACCGTACGGGGCCAATGGTCGACGCCGTGATTGGTGCGGAAATCCTCAACCGGCAGGAAGTGCGGTTTATTCCGCGTGAAGTGGGCGACGTGCAGGTCAACGAGGTGATCACCGCGGCCAACGATTGGGCGCGCGACCTGTGCGATGCGGAAGACGAGGAATCCGACGCGTTTGCCGACGTGATCGTGTGCGGTCTCGGCTGGACCGAGACCCGCATGGACTACGAGATCGACCCGGATGGGACGATCCGCATCGATCGCGTCGACCCCTTCGAGATGTGGGGCGATCCAAGCGCCACGAAGCGCAACCTTGCGGATATGCGCTACTGCTACCGCGGCCGGTTCCGGGACAAGAAGGAACTGCCGAAGGAATGGCGGACGAAGATTTCCGAATCCAATGCCAGCGGCGAGGCTGAAGGCAACATCGGAGTAGGCCAGACCGGACCCGGCGACGACTACGAGCATGGCGATCCTGAAACGACCGGTGAGGACAAGAACAAGGGCAAGGTCTTCATCAAGCACTTCCAGTGGTACGAACTGGAGGACGGCTACAAGCTGAGCGACGAGGCCACCGGCAAAACGGCCACAATGGACGCGGAGGAGTTCCGCCAGATCGTGCTGCAGTTCATCCAAGCCGGAATGCAGCCGCCGCAAGCGATCAAGATGAAGGTGCGGCGCTACTATCAGGCGTTCGTCTGCGGTGACAGCCTGCTCGAGCCCAAGTCGCGGATCAACTGCGATCGGTTCACGTTCAACGCCATCACCGGCAAGCGGGATCGCAACACCGGCACTTGGTATGGCATTGTTCGAGCGATGATGGACCCGCAGATGTGGGCCAACAAGTGGCTCTCGCAGATCCTGCACATGCTCAACACGAGCGCCAAGGGCGGCGTGCTGTATGAGAAGGATGCCGTCGAGAACCCGCGCAAGATGCTGGAGGATTGGGCCAAGCCAGACGCAGCAATTGAGGTCAAGGCTGGCGCTCTCGGCCGTGGCGCGATCCAAGAGCGTGAGGCTAAGACCTACCCGCAAGGGCTCGACCGCCTGCTAGAGTTCGCTGTGGGTTCCATGCCGCAGGTGACGGGCATCAACCTAGAACTGCTCGGCCTCGTTCAGAAGGAACAAGCTGGCGTACTTGAGGCGCAGCGCAAGCAAGCGGGATACGCCATCTTGGCCGTGTTCTTCGACAGCCTGCGCCGGTATCGCAAGATGCAAGGCCGCGTGATGCTCCACTACATTCAGGAGTACATCAGCGACGGCCGCCTCATCCGCATTCAGGGCAACAACGGCAACGAGCAGTATGTGCCGCTGGTCCGCCAGTCCGACACGGCGAAATACGACGTGATCGTTGACGAAGCGCCGATGAGCGCGAACCAGAAGGAAGCCGTCTGGTCGATGATGACGCAGATGCTGCCGATCCTGACCAAGCAGCCAATCCCGATGGAAGTCTGGCAGGAGTTCTTGCGATACTCGCCGCTGCCGTCGAGCGTGTCGACGAAAATCGGCCAAGCGCTGGCGCAGGCCGCGGAGCCCGACCCGGCACAACAGGAGATCCAGCAGGCAGGCGCACAGCTTGCCTTGCGCAAGGAAGCGGCAGCCGCGGCCAAGGATGAGACGCAAGCCGTTCTCAATCAGGCCCGCGCCGCACAGGCCACGAAGCAGACCTATCAGCAGACACTAGAGCCGCAACAGACGGGGAACCGCCAGTGACAGACCGTGCCGAGACCTCAGTAGACGTAGCCGACGCCGCAGAAGCCGCCGCATGGGCTGAACTGGAAAAGGAAGTCGCGCCGGAGGAAGGTGAGGAACAGGCGGACGCGGACGCCGCAGAAAGCGAGCCAGAGGCCAAAGCCGAACCGGAGAAGACCGAGGCCGAAAAGGCAGCGCAGCCGATCCCATACGAGGAATTGGACAAGCGCTACAAGCAGCTCCAAGGCGCATTGGGCGAGGAGCGCGGCACCCGCAAGCAACTGGCCGAGCGCCTGCAGAATATGGAGCAGGTGGTTCGCGCCATCGCCGCACAGCGCGTACAGCCGCAGCAGGAAGCGCAGCCACAGCCCAAGATTCCGACGCTCGAGGAAGATCCGATCGGGTTTTTCAAGCACACCATCGAACAGCAGGCCCGAGAGATCGAGGAACTGCGCAGCGGTACCAAGCAGACGGCCGAGACATTCCAGAAAACGCAGGCCGAACGCAATTTCTGGGACACGGTGCAGCGCTCCGAGACGGAGTTCCGTGCGGCCAATCCCGAGTATGATCCGGCTGTGGAGTTCCTTGAGACCGCTCGCGTCAAGGAAATCTCGCGCATGGTGCCGGATACGCCCCAGGGCCAAGCCTTGGCTGAGCGCATGGGCTACGCCAGCGTTGAGGAAGCGCGCGTCGGCATGCTGAACCGAGATCGGGTCAACGTGGCCCGGCAAGCGCTGATGCTCGGCATCTCTCCGGCGCAGATGTACTACGAGCTTGCGCTAGAACGCGGGTATCAGTCGAAGCCCGCAGCACCACAGCTCAAGAAGGCCACGGCACAATCGACGCCGATCGAAGCAGCCAAGAAGGGCATGCAGGCGTCTAAGTCGCTGTCAGGCGGGGCCGGCTCGTCCGGCAACGTGATGACGCCAGAGGATTTGGCGGAGCTCTACTTGGAAGACCCCGACCGGGCCGACAAGGAGTTCGCCAGAATGAAGAAGATGGGAATGCTCGGCTGATCGGGGCCGCAACTCGATCCTTCTGCATGTTGCCTGCTGCGTTTTGAACTACCTCGCGCCCCACGGAGCCGCCAATCCGTTCGCCAGCCTGCCGGCGTCAAGAGCAGAGCACCGCGCAAGAACTCCCACAAGCCACATAGAAAGGATGCCACAAGATGGCAGTCACTAACTATGGCGTGAACGCCAACGAGGCGGTCAAGCTATGGTCGCGCAGGCTCGCTCGTGAAGCGCTGAAAGCGACCTACATTCAGAAGTTCATCGGTGAGAGCGACGATTCCGTCATTCAGATCCGGAACGACACCAAGAAGGGCCCCGGCGATCGCGTCCGCGTCACCCTTCGCATGCAGCTCACCGGCGACGGCGTTCAGGGAGACGGCACCCTCGAAGGCAACGAAGAAGCGCTGACGACCTACACGGACGATTTCGTCATCAATCAGCTTCGCCATGCTGTTCGCAGCTCTGGCAAGATGAGCGAGCAGCGAATCCCGTTCTCTGTGCGCGAGGAATCAATGAGCGGCCTGCGCGACTGGTGGTCCGACCGCATGGACACGTGGTTCTTCAACCAAATCTGCGGTTACACGCCTCAAACGTCAACGCTTTACACCGGGAATAATTCGGTGACGGCGCCGAGTGCTGGCCGCAAGGTGTTTACGACCGGATCTGCTGACGAAACGGTCCAGGCAGACTCGACCAAGGTTATGACCCTAACCATGATCGACAAGGCCGTGGAGGCGGCTAAGACAGCGAGCCCGCTCATCCGTCCGATCAACATCAACGGCGGGAAGCACTACGTCGCGTTCCTGCACCCGTATCAGGTGACGGACCTGCGAACCACGACCTCGACGGGTCAGTGGCTCGACATCCAGAAAGCGGCGATGACCGGCGGCAAGGTGTCAGAGAACCCGATCTTCACGGGAGCGCTCGGCGTCTACAACGGCGTCATCCTGCACGAATCCACGCGCGTGACGTACGGCGTGCATTCGTCCACGGGTGCGGCTCAGACCTCGACCCGGCGCGCGGTTCTTTGTGGAGCGCAGGCAGCGGTTATGGGCTTTGGCCAGGGGCACTCCTTCAAGGAGTTCGACTGGTACGAGGAATTGTTCGACTACGGCAACCAACTCGGCGTGAAGGCTGGATGCATCGGCGGTCTCAAGAAATCGATCTTCAACTCGGTCGATTTCGGCACGATCACCATGACCAGCTACGCTGTGGCTCACTAAGGGGAGATCGGACCAATGGCTACTGGTGGAACGAATCTCCGCCTTCCTGTCACGCACGTGTTGTCGCGCGACTTCACGTTTGCGGATGACGGCTCTACCCTCACGCTTGGCGTGGCGCCTATTGGCGCTACCGTCATTCGCGGTGGCGTCGTGGTCTCGACCGCGTTCAATGCCGGGTCAACCAACGTGCTCGACATCGGCACGGCGGACGATCCAGACGGGTTCGCGACGGACCTCGCGCTTGGCACAATCGGTGTGATCTCAGCCGACGAGATGGCAACGACAAACGATGCGGGGCCGTTCACGTCTGACACCACGATCACGTGCTCGGTGGACCTCACCGGCACGGCTGCCACGGCTGGCGTTGGGCGGGCCTGGGTTGAGTCCATTCTCGATCCGGATCTCTACACCTGATGTCCACGCTGGGGGCCATGAAAACGCGCATCGCGGATG